ATCCTATCTTCTGGACTTCATTCATCAAAATATATTCAGTGCGCAAAATTATTAAGTTTCCCCAAGCAAGCTAATATTATTTGCCAATCTTTAGCAAAAAAGATTAAAAAAAAATTTAAAAAAATTGATTTGCTATTAGCTCCAGCTATGGGTGGTATAATCATAGGTTATGAAATTGGTAAAATTTTAAATATAGAAACTATTTTTTGTGAAAGAGTTAATGGTAAGTTCAAATTGAGGAGGGGATTTAACATTAAAAAAGGTGCTAAAGTATCGGGCTACATGGCAAAGGATGGAGGCTATATTGTTAAAAAAAGGAAAAAAACTGTTAAAAAACGGAAAAAATAAACCTAAAAAGATTTTAGATGAAGTGTTTGCTTTTGCGGATCAACATCCGCAAGACCCAATGGCGTTAAGCGCGTCATTATTGGTTGTAGCTAAAACAATTTATCTAGATATATTGGGACCAGAACAAACCTCAGAAATGTTTTATGCATTTGCACAAGATTTAGAGAATCACGAATATGAAAAGGCGACAATACATTAATGGCTCTTTGTAGACATTGTGAACATGAATGTCACCATGGTAATGGCGGTAAATGCCATTGTGGTTGCTTAAATTGCGAACATGATGTAAAAGATGCGTTACAAAAACTTGAGGAAGTTTTAGATCCAATAAAAGTGGTCGAGTTCGAACCAGATTTTGACTTGACTGAACACTAGGAGGAAACATGAACTTAGTAAAAGACTTATGGGCACATTTAAAAGAATGGTCCGATTGGAAAATGAAGGACTGGATAAAAGCGGGTATCGTAGCAATTATTGTACTCATTATTCTTAGTCAATTAGGAGGAGGAGCCTAGACCATGGTCTGGCAACTCTTAGCTAAACCTTTACTTGGCGTCGTCGCTGACGGCGTCAAGGGTTTCGTTGATACGAAAAAGGCAAAAGCAGAATTAAAAGTAACAGAAGTTAAAGCAGCAACTAAACTCAAACAAGATCAGATCGCCGGCAAAGTAGCTTGGGAACAATCGGCGGTAGATCAAATGAAAGGCTCGTGGAAAGACGAGCTAATTTTAATTTGTCTTTTGGCTCCGGCAACACTCGTATTTTTTCCCGGAATGACAGATCATATTGAAAAAGGATTTATTGCCTTGCAATCTCTCCCAGATTATTATAAACATCTATTATACATTGCCTGCTCAGCAAGCTTCGGCATTAAGGGCGCGAAAGGAGCTGTAGGTTTATTTAAGAAAAAATAACTTATGGATGCAATATATTTAGCTGAAAAGCTATATAGAGTAATTAGAACTAGACAAACCCAACTAACTGAGATAATCATCAACAATCAAGTAAAAGATTGGAATGATTATCAAAATCATTTAGGACAATTGGATACTTTAAATTATATCGAACAGGAACTCTCGGACCTGCTAAAGAAACAGGAGCAAAATGACTAACTTAATTTTACCAACACACGTTGCAAAAGCGCGTGCTAAACAAGTAAAAAAAGAACAAAAGAAAAAAGAAGAATCTAAATTACCAGAACCAACTGGCTGGAGAATTTTAATTTTACCTCATCAAGGTAAAGGTAAAACCAAAGGTGGTATTATCTTGTCTGATAAAACAGTGCAAGAAACACAAATAGCAGCTAACGTTGGGCTTGTGCTAAAGGTAGGACCAGATGCATATAACGATGAAAGTCGTTTTCCAAATGGTGCATGGTGCAAGAAAAACGATTGGGTAATCTTTGCCCGTTACGCCGGTTCACGTCTTAATATTGAAGGCGGCGAACTACGCTTACTAAACGATGATGAAATTCTTGGAGTTGTAGAAGACCCAGAGAGTATCTTATCGCCAGTAACTCATTAACATGGAGTAACCCATGCCCGAAGCACAAGAAGCATTGAAAGAAGATAACATGATGGTTGATCTAGATACGTCTGGAAACGCTGTTGATGTAGAACTTAAAGATGCAAAACAACAAGAAGTAAAAGCAGAACCGGAAGTTGAAGTAAAAGCAGAACCGGTTAAAGAAAAAGATGAACGTGAAGAGTATAGTGACGGTGTCAAAAAACGTATTGACAGATTAACATATAAAATTCGTGAAGCAGAGAGAAGAGAAAAAGAAGCTCTTAGTTTTGCTGAACAAGTAAAAAAAGAACGCGATGATTTACAAACAAAGTTTACAAAACTAGATGATGGTTATGTAAATGAGTTTGCAGGGCGTGTAAAATCAGAACTAGAAACAGCAAAAGCTACATTAAAGCAAGCAGTTGCAGCAGGCGATGTGGATGCACAAGTCAATGCAAATCAAGCTTTAGCAAGGCTAGCTATTGAGCAAGAACGTATAAATGCTACGGAAGAGCAAAGAAAATTATACGAAAAATCTCAAGAAAATGCTGGACAGACAATTCAACAACCTGTACAAAGTAATGTACAACAACCACAAGCTGCTCCACCGGACCCAAAAGCGGAAGCATGGGCGGAAAAAAATGAGTGGTTTGGTAAAGATGAAGCCATGACATACGCTTCGTTTGGTATTCACAAGAAACTTGTGGAAGAAGAAGGGTTTAATCCATCTTCTGATGAATACTACGAAGAGATTGACAGAAGACTTCGAACTGAGTTTCCCCAGAAGTTTAACGATGGGGGAGAAGTCCAAGGAAGCAAACAACCCGTCCAAACAGTTGCTTCTGCTAACAGGACCACACGAACTGGACGCAAAACAGTGAGGCTCACACCATCACAAGTAGCGATTGCTAAAAAATTAGGTGTGCCACTTGAAGAATATGCGAAATACGTGAAGGAGTAGGCATATGAATAAAATTGATGAAAATAAGACTCCACGCGCTGCTCAATCCCGCGAGAAAACGACTCGTAGGAAACCATGGGCACCCCCGTCATCCCTAGACGCACCTCCTGCACCCGATGGGTACAAATATAGGTGGATACGCGCTGAAACTTTAGGGCAATCAGATAATAAAAATTTGAATGCTCGATTAAGAGAAGGTTTTGAACTCGTAAGAGCCGATTCCGACGATGGTCAGTATCCGACAATACAGGAAGGGAAATACCAAGGTGTTATAGGCGTTGGTGGTTTATTACTGGCTAAAATTCCGGTAGAAATCGTTAAAGAGCGAGAAGCTTACTTTAAACAGCAAGTTCTGGATAAAGAAGAAGCGGTCGCAAATGATTTACTAAAGGAACAACACCCCAGTATGCCGGTCTCTAAACCAGATAGGCAATCTCGTGTAACCTTCGGTGGCAACAAAAAGAACTAATTTTCTAGCTCTTTTGTCCATCGAACTAAAAAAACTTAACCCTTTAAAAAAAGGATATAACGATGGCAAATAAAGACGCAGCATTCGGGTTTAGACCCGTAAGGCATCTTACAGGCGGTCTGATTAGAACAAACGAATATGCAATTGCAGCCAATCTTGGACACAGTATCTTTCAAGGTCAATGTGTTAAAGCTGTTACCGCTGGCGGTATTGAACGTGCCGACGCAGGTGATGTAATCTTGGGTGTATTTGCTGGATGTTTCTATACAGATCCAACTACAAGTAAACCAACGTTTAGCAACTTCTATCCAGCAAGCACAAATGCTTCTGATATAGTAGCTAACGTATACGACGATCCAAGAATCGTCTTTGAAGTTCAACATGATGGTACAGGCACAGCAGCGATGAATTTCGGTGGGTTTGATTTTGTTGGTCAAGCAGGAAGCACTCTTTCTGGCAGATCTACACAGGAATTAGACACGTCTACTGTAACAACATCTGGACAATTTAAACAAATCGGTATCTCCAAGGATCCAAATAACAGCGATACAGGATCTGCAAATGTTAACGCATATGTAGTACCTAACGTTGGTGAACATTCTTGGTTATTAACCACTGCACTAGCATAATAGGAGGATTCAATGCCAATTTCTAGATCACAACTGGTAAAAGAGCTTGAACCGGGCCTAAACGCTTTGTTCGGTTTGGAATATGCCAGATACGAAAACCAGCATGAACAGATTTTCGATACAGAAACATCTGATCGTGCATTTGAAGAAGAAGTAATGCTATCCGGTTTCGGTACAGCGCAAGTAAAACCAGAAGGCAGCGGAGTAAATTACGACGATGCTACTGAGTCTTTCACTGCGAGATACACTCACGAAACTATAGCTCTTGCTTTTGCTATTACTGAAGAAGCAGTAGAGGATAACCTTTACGACACAATCAGTTCTAGATACACAAAAGCATTAGCACGTTCGATGGCTAACGCTAAACAAGTAAAAGGTGCTAACGTATTAAACAATGCGTTTAATTCATCATTTACTGGTGGCGACGGTGTAGAGCTTTGTTCTGATGCTCACCCTACAACTGGTGGAAACATCAGAAATGAATTAGCAACATCTGCTGACCTAAATGAAACATCTTTAGAGCAGTCACTGATTGATATTGCTGGATTAACCGACGATAGAGGATTAAAAATCGCTCTAAACGGTGTAAAAATGATTATTCCAGTAAATCTACAGTTCACTGCTGAAAGATTGATGAAATCTGGTCAGAGAACAGCTACTTCTGATAATGACATTAATGCTATCGGTAGCATGGGAATGATTCCTCAAGGTTATGTAGTAAATAACTACTTAACTGACACAGACGCATTCTTCATTAAAACTGATGCACCAAATGGATTAAAACACTTCCAAAGAGCGCCAATTTCCACTAAGATGGAAGGCGATTTTGAAACTGGAAACGTTAGATACAAATCTAGAGAGAGATACTCATTCGGGTTCTCTGACTTCAGAGGTATCTTTGGTTCACCGGGAGCATAATTACTCTTAACTTGTGGGGGATTCATACCCCCACAAGACAACTAGGATAACTGGTTATACTGACTGCCCTAGCAGACGCTCGTAGAGACGGTATGACTTTACTTACGAGGTAAAAATGGCTAATTCAACTTTTTCGGGTCCTATTAGATCTGAAAGCACACTTAAAACTGTTAGTAAAAATACTTCTACTGGAGCAATAACTGAAATCATCACTATGGGTGATGCACCAGTTGCTTTAGGTGATGAAGATAAAACTCTTGACGCTGCAACACACAGCGGAAGAGTACTTGCAGTTCCTGCAATCGGAGCTAATAGAACTATTACTCTACCTTCTCCAGTTGCTGGACAAACTTACAAGTTTATCTATGCTGGCGCAGCAGAAGAAACAGAAAATCTAATTATACTAACACCGGGAAATACTAATTTCTTTTTAGGTGGTATTGCTCATTTAGA